ATTCATTCCGATCAAAGACGAGCGTATCAAAGTTGTTGTTGCCCAAGGTGGCAATGCCGGGGCCGGTTCAATTGAAGCTTGGTTGATAAACAATCCTCCGTATTAGTCTTTTTTACTTCTGGCGAAAGCCTGTTCCTCTTTCCGAAAGGGATGCTTGAAATGTCGCACCGAATTCACCACGACCTTTATCGCGCTTCTAAAGGAATGACTGACCCTGGCAATGGGGGCACCATTCGAGTTACGCAAGACCTGCAGATATGCGAGATGGTTTCAGCATCCGCTGAGACACGAACCTTGGCGAACCCTACGAAGGCAGGGCTTCGCTTTGTTCTGCGACTGTTCACTGATGGTGGCGACGTGGTAGTTACCGCTGCCAATGGACTAAATGTGACTGGCAACACTGAAGCAACATTTGCTGACGCAAGCGATATGTTGTCTTTGGTGTCAGTGTCACACACGACTGGTTATCGCTGGCAGATCGAAACAAATATCGGGTCCGTAGCACTGGCTTAATATCTGGGCATCGTCCCATTACCTCTTTCCGTAAAAGGAATGTTCCTATGAGTATTTCACCACACCGCATAGCCCACGACCTTTATCGCGGTCCGAAGGTCATCGCTGATCCCGGCGATGGTGGCACGATTCGCGCCAACGCGGACTTACAGGTCTGCGAGATGACGACGGGCGCTTCGAATGAAACGCGAGTTCTAGCCAATCCAACCAAACCTGGGATTCGGTTTATTCTGCGGTTGAAGACAGACGGTGGTGGAAATGCGGTGGTCAGCGCTTCGAACGGATTAAACGCAGTTCCAGAAGTGAGTGCAACGTTTGCCGATGCTGGCGACTCATTGTCGATGATTTCCGTTTCACTGACGGCAACCACGTACCGCTGGGAAGTTCTCGAGCAGGACGGTGCTGCACTGGCGACGGCAACCGGAACAGCTACGTCCACAGCAACGTCTACTTCATCGGTGACACCAACGGGAACTGGAACTGCGACTGCCACTGGGACGAGCAGCAGTACGCAATCGATTTCCGGCTCGGATACGGCTTCTGGCACATTCAGCGCTTCGTCATCTGCAACTGCAACTTCAACCTCTACTCCAACGAGTACGGCGACGTTATCTGGAACTGGCACATCTTCGTCCACGGCAACCGCAACTGCCACCGGAACTCAATAAGGAAGGCTTAGGCTATGGCTTTCGACAAAACACCCACCGTTTGGCTTGAAAACTGGTCAGAAAACGGCACGGACATTACCGTGCCCATTGCGACATTTCCTGAATTGACGGCAGCAGAAGCAGATGCAACCACTGGCGACATTCGCAAGATTGTTTTCGCCATTTTTGAAAAGCTCTGGAAAGAGTATAACGCCACAGTTGTAGACGATCGCCCTGTAAAATGGACGATGAGAAAAACCGCCTCGGTAGACGCTGTTCGCAACGTGATGAAGAGCACGTACATCGTCTGGTTCGAGACGGAAATCGGGACGCAGGAATTAGCTGACGAGTCTTCAAGCTCTCCGACTGCGACGGCTACCTCGACGGCGACCGCCACGGCGTCCTCGTCTATCACATCCACTGGAACTCCAACTTCTACCTCCTTGAGATTCGCCAAGTCCTGATCGTCCCATCCTGGCACCGGCCAGAATTTCTCAACCAGCCAACTCAAGGGACGTACTTGTTTTTCAAAACGCCCATTTCTCCAAAAGTCGCGAGAATACTCGCGCGCTCTTTCTTGTTCTGAACCGCTTAGTGGATAAGGGAAAGTGCTCTCTCCGTTTTTTGAAAATTGCCCGGTTCGAAAAAGATGAGCGCACCAAGTATCAGTTATCGTCACCAATTTTCCTCCACTCAGCCAGGCGCGATTCGACAACACCCTTCATTTCCAATATTGGTCCGACCATAGGAAACAACCAGAAGTACAGGAGCAACTGAAGTCTGGTGTGGTGGAAACCATGACATGCATCGGGTGCGTGTTCATGATGGAGCGCGAAAGGTTCTGGGATCTTGGTGGGATGGACGAGGGGCATGGCGGACAGGCTGGATGGGGGCAGTACGGTGCTGAATTGGCTCTGAAGGCGTGGCTGTCTGGTGGCAAGATGGTAACGCTCACTGACACTTGGGTGGCTCACCTTTTTCGAACAGGTAATTTTTCAGCCAACGGCGAGTCGACATTCCCTTATCCGCTCTCAGGTACGGACCAAGAGAAAGCCCGATTGTATTCGCGGGATCTGTGGTTCAACAACAAGTGGGACAAACAGGTGCGTCCGTTGTCTTGGTTAGTGGAGAAGTTTTTTCCAATTCCAGGCTGGGACGAGGAGGATCTGCAGAAGCTCAAGGAAAATGAGTGTGGTGCTGCTGTTTAACAAAGGCATGACGTGGCAACGAAAGAAATTCAGTTCCCGAATGGGGTTGGTCGAGGACTCTCATTTCGTCAAGAAGTGGGAAAGCGGGAGCGGTATACCTGCCCATGGGCGCTGAATGTCCGTGCTGAAGACTTCACTGGTCGCCTACGCGGTGGTTCGTGGACTCCGGCTGCTTCGGCAACGACAGTAGGCGTCGTCCATTCTGGTGGCTATATCGTTGCAGACCCAGGGGCAAGTGCTCCAGGCGTGAGCAGCAACGCGGACTGTATTTTCCGAGACAGGTTTATTCGTCCTGTCAGCCAAGCGATCTACGCTAGCCGGCAATTTGATTACACCGACTGGTCTATGAGCGCCGACCTGAGTGACGTTGGACGCCCATTCGTGATTCAACTAGCCGAAGCGGGGGAACTCGGCGGAAACATCGTGGCATTAGTTCCGCATAAGGACGGTGCCATGCTGGCGGCGACCAGTAGTTCGCTGTGGGCGGTGCAGGGTGACCCAACCGCCGAGGGGCGACTGCAAAACATATCCAGGGACGTTGGCATGGTTGGCGCTAGGGCATGGTGTCGCGACCATTTGGACCGATATTACTTCCTTTCGTCGCATGGGGTCTACACGGTTGGACCGAGTGGCGACGGTTTGCAAGCGTTATCCGAGGATGTCATTCCTTCGGAATTAACAGGGGTCACGGACGCAGACACGGTGTTGGAGTACGACCATGCAACGCGAGGTGTGCGTATTTACATTCCAACGGCAGAGGTCAATTGGTTGTTCGAAACAGAGCAGAATGCCTTTTGGCCGTTCAAGGTTGGCGCGGGTTCGCACGTGGCGATAGGTCCGATTCGGCTTAACGATGGGGAAACCTTCGGCAGGCTGCTTCGAATGCACGGCATAACGGCGGCGAGCAGCGCAGATGTAACATGGCGGGTGTTGGTTGCCGATTCGGCGGAAGCGGTCAGTGTGAACGCGAAGGCAGCTATTGAAGCCTTGGTTGATGGAGACACGCCATCGAACATACATAGCAGCGGCACCTGGACGGCGGGCGTCAATCACAGAAGCTACCCGCGCGCTAGGGGTTTGTTTATGATTCTGCTGCTGTCTGCTAGCGGCACCTGGGGCTGGGAAGGTTCCGTCGCCGTATTTGAAGCAAGCGGAAAATGGAGATAGGTAAATGACGATACCACAAGTACCAGAACAATTTCCAGGCCAGAGCACAATAACGCTCCCTCGCGTCCTGAATCCATATCTAGGCGTATGGTGGAGCACGCAGACTGTTACCCAAGTCCCTGAGAATGTCATGGGATGGCTGGTGGCGCAAGGGTACGAAGTCACTGGCATCACCCAGGACACAACGACAACGCCACCGACCAACTACTTCGCGTTGACTCGGGAGGGCATGAAGCCGTTACAGGTATTGCTTAGCCTATGCAACAGTTACACGATCGCAGCAAATGAAGCGAGGGACTCCAACCAGATTCGGTACAACGAGATACTGGTCAACTGGACGGAGATGATTGACAGTTCGCACGACCAGTTCAATGCGCAGACAACGGAGCAGAACGCGCAAGCTGGCATTTTCATGACCGACCTCGACGAATACATGACGGCGATTGAAACGCTCATAGACGACAATCGAGCGCAGATGGTTACTGATGCTGCAGAAGCGAAAGTCGCACTAGAGGCGATGGACGCGAGACTAGCTGACTTGGAGACTAATGCGGCAGACAATGCCGTCACCATCGGCACATTGTTGACGGAACAGGACACTAATCTTCAGACATACGTCGCCGACTACAACAGCAAACTCGCTGAACTAGACCAGAACGCTACATCGCACCTAGCCGCTGTACTGGCGGAAGCAGTCGCGTTGGATGTAGTTCTAGATGACCACGTATCCGCCTACAGTGCGCAGTTCGATTTGCTTGCTGCGAACTACAGTGCTCACCTAGTAGATATTGACGCCTTGCTGGTGAACGTGGCTGCCAACGTCACTTCATATGTGGAAGATGTCAGCGAAATTTTGACTCTACTAGAAAGTGACTACGAAACTGTTAGTGCAGACCTTGGGGCAATTAGGGCAAGTGCTGGCACGCTGGTAGACGACCACGTTCTAGATTACCAAGTGGTTCTGGATGCGTTGGAGGCTGACTACACAACGCACGCGCCGATAGCCAGAGCTGTTATTGATTCACTGTCGAGTGATTACACAACGCACGCCAGCACCGCAACGGGCTTCCTGACCGATCTTGGCACAACAGAACTCGCCAGAATAAACGAGCAGTTTGCATCACAGCTATCTATTCAGTTGCAAGCCCTGGTTACTCGCGGGTTATCTACGGCAACGCTCATCACGGACATTACGGAACGCAATCATCGTGACAGGGACGAGCAAATTCAGTTGCTCAACGACCGCTTGAATCGCGAGAAGTTCGAAAATCAGCACAGGCTGTACGACCAACAGCGTGCCATGCGATTGGCGACGGTTGACAGCGAGCACAGGCTGTACGAACAGCAGTTGGGCATGCGAACGCGGACGCTCGATGGCAAGAATCAACTGCATTCGCTACAGCAGGAAGTGTTGCGGTATCAGGCATCTCTGATCAGCGGAGTGCATGCGTTACTTCAAGATGTTCGCACTCGCACCCTGGCAGGGAAGCAAGCTATTCTTGCTGCCAAAGACGCCAACGAGCGACTTGGTATAGAAGTCCAGTCGCAGTTGTACGCGAAACTTCAAGACGTGCGGCAGAGGACGATTGAGTCGCTTGACCGCATTTACCAGTTGCGGGACGTGTTCGCTAAGTGGTCTGTCACAGAGACTCACAGGCGTTACGAGCAGTTGCAGCAAGTGGAGCAACTGTTCGTGGAGTGTATTCAGCAGCAAACGCTGTGGCAAGAGTTGTCCGTTGAGAATTGATCCAAGAATGAAAGATGAAACTGGGAACGTCTACGGAAAGCTCACTGTTCTTGGCTACGCTGGCAAATCTCTTAAGTCTCACGGTGGTTCGTATTGGAACTGCCGATGTGAGTGCGGCACTGAACTGGTCGTCGTGGGTGTCACACTCCGCAATGGTGGAACCCAATCTTGCAGCGCAGGGTGCGGAAACACTACTCATGGACACACAGCCAACGCTGCCAATCGCAAGTCGCCTGAGTACGGTTGCTGGCAGGATATGAAGGCAAGATGCTGCAATCCGGATCACCCTGGGTTCGCTGACTACGGCGACCGCGGCATTCGAGTTTGCGACCGCTGGTTGGAGTCCTTCGAGAACTTCTTTGAGGATATGGGGCCGAGACCATTCGAAGGAGCCTCTATAGGACGGGCTAACAATGATGGCAACTACGAAAAAAGCAATTGCAGTTGGGAAACGCCGGAGCAGCAGCACAACAACAAGCGCACATCCCACTACCTTATTCACGAAGGATTGACACTGACAATTACTCAATGGGCTCGGCGCCTCGGAATGCACCCGCACACCCTCTCCTATCGAATCCATCGCGGGTGGAGCGTCGAAAAGGCTTTGACTACGCCTTCTCAACGCAAATTCAACCCCAACAAATAGCATCATAAACACAGGTAAAGCCATGATCCCAGTATTCATTTTCTGCCCCAATTGCCGCAAAAACCTTCTTGCGGAAATGCCAGACGGACAGGCTTGGGAATTCGAAGACGGCGAAAGGCGGTGTGAAGATTGCCGAATAGCCCTCCGGATCGAACATATCCATAACGATCTAGTCTGGAACGAAGATCCTAACCCAGAGCTTAACTGACATACGAACCTACATATCATGGGGTCACCCACCCCCCCGCACTATCTCCTAGGCTAGCTATCATGGCGGCTTGGTCCTTCCATTCGGGGGATACGTCGTCCCTATCCTTCACAAAATTATAAAGTCCGATGAGCAGTTTATTGCGTTCATCAAGTTGATATGCCATCAGAGCCCGATTCTCCGCGGCAACGGACTTCCAACCATCGAGTCGTTGTGTCGCAGTATTCATCCTCTCCACAATTGCCCTGTGCTTGTGCTCGGAAAGCGTGTTGGCAATCTGAAGCAGTAGCGTCGAGA